CTGCTAGTCCGATAGTGGACATGTTGTAGTAAGTTGGCGGCTCTAAATTATCGGTAAATTCGTTGACGTATACAATCTCGTGTTCAGGATTGCTGTCGTTTGACTTTTGCAATTCCAAGAAATGACTGCAGTAAGCAACTTGGGAGCTTTGCTCAAATACTCGTTCTGCTTGTGAAACTTTACGTGCACTAATAATAGTGTCTCCGATTGCTGTGCAAGCAAACTGAATATTTACTGTGTTAAATCCGACCGCGAATATGTTTGGCTTTATAAAACTCGAGACAATTACTTCATCTTTGATGGTGTCGCCTACACTCCACTTACCAGAAAAGTCGAGCACTTCATAAGTAACATTGCTCCATTTGTATTTAGATCCGGTTAGGTCTACGTAAGCTTTGCCGACATCTACTCCGATAGTTCCACGCAGCGATGTGGCGGTAACTTTTAGTTTGAGCTTCTTGTTTGGATCATTTGTTTTTGTCATTGAAATGGTGAAAGACCTTGTCGCATCGCGCTGTTCCCACGCTTCGCCAAGGTAGTGGGTGAACCACGCATTCAAAACAAACTGCCCACCAGCGGGAACCGTACTGGCAGCGCTTTGCGTAACTGCGCTTGGTCCTGTTTTGGTTATGTTGGCATTCGGATAGGGGTCGTTGTCTTCATCTCCTGGGGCAGTAAACATTTCATCGTTTGGAATAATATCTTCAATTAAAACTTTTTTTCCAGTTGTTGTAACACGAAAGTTACCATAAGGGGTTACATAGTCTTCGCCGATGACTTCGCCTGCTTCCGCCGTTAGGCGAATTGCGCTTTTAGCGCGATCACTGTATTGGCCAACATCCGTGCCAGTTCTGGGGATGAAACGGTATTCGTAATATCCTTCGACTCTTGGTTTAATGCGTAAATAGTTGTACTGATCGATCGGCGCTCTGCCGATAACGCAAAAAACGCCAGAAATTTCTGCGGACGCTGGCACCAAGCGTTGCCATTGATGTTCAGGCTCACCGTATTTGGCTACTGGGCGCACATACACAGAAAAACATGATGCACGGTCAAAGTATTTGTCCATGCGAGGCGTAGTCAACGTGATATCTTTTTCGTCAAGTGCAAATAACTTTGCCGGAGTAGGTAAAGCGTTAAAGTTGCATAGACCTGCCGCACGATTCCACACCTGTGATTTGATGCCGAACTCGATCGCACGGCAATCACGCCTCACGGGGCGAATATTGGACATGTACAAGCGGCATACGGTCCACCAGTTTGCGCCGCAGTGTTTTTCTTCGTTGTACTCAAGGCCGTCGTAACCTCCCAATGGTTCGCGTATCGTGCGTGTGCCAGCAATACCAAGGGTTGGTGGACCAAAAATTGAAACACACCGAAAATAGATATGCGTTTGCTTATCGCTGACCTTACGCCTATCTTCTACAACCCAAACACAAGCGCCGATAATCCAGCGCGACCCAATCGTTAAAAGGTCAGAAGCTCTTTCGCGCCAGCTGCGTGCACTATTGGCAAGGTCTTGAAGTTTTACTTGTGTTCTTTTTCCGTTATAAGAAAAGTTATCTTTTTGGAATTCCTTCCAGCCTTCTCCGTAGATTTCAAAAATAGCGAGATCGCCAATGTCGACTGTAGCGATCTGCTTATTTGGAACTTCATTGTGGTTTAGTCCAATAAAGCCCATGCGGCGGGAATACGCGCGACCCACTCCTGGCATACCAACGCCTGGATCTTTGTCGTCGTGCAAGATGTCGGCGTCAGCACCAGCAATTTTGCGGCGCTTTGCTCTTGTTTCGAAACGTGCTTCGTCATTGTCTTCGCCTAGTGTTGAACTAAACGGAGCGCTGATTATTTCCCAATTAAAACGATACGCTGTTCCATTGTGGATGGGCGTAGCGGTACCGAATTGAAACTGGGAACGTAGGTTGTACGAGGTAGAGGCAGCGCGTTCAAACTGTCCGTTGCTGCCCGGTGCGGTAAATACAGTGCGGCCTGAAGTACCAACGGCTTGACCTGGTGAATCTGTGCCAGAAATGAGTGTTTGGGGGAAATTGGTACCTTCTTGGGATGACCAGAAAAGCGCGTACTCTCTATCGCCTAACGTATCCAAAGCAAACGTACCAAGACGTACGCCGGAAACTTGCGGGGTATTGATGCCGTATTCACCAGCAACGTAAATACCTTCGAATGCTTGGTAGTTTCCGTATGAGTATGTACGGCTCCAAACCAAAGCAGGAGCAAGAATAAGGCCGCCTGTTACTGCGTCGTCAGCGCCAACGCCACGTTTACCGAATGGGATTGGAATTGGTTGCGCATACTCAGCAAGGCTGCTGACATTGTCGAAACTTGTTGTTTGGTTAAAACGGGCAGGGCCAATCTGATCAGCAAGTTTTTTGCCACGAATTTTGGCCGGCGCCTCAAGCGCAGGTGCCTTGGGTGCCAGCAAAATGCTGACTGCTGTTAGAGCTAAGCCGATTGCAATGTTGACTGCAATTGTTGTGGCGACTGTCTTTGCACTTGCCGCGGCTGCTACAGGAATAGCAGCAAGCATTGCCGCGTAAATTTCTGGGACATTTTCGTATTCAGCAGGGCGTGTGTATGCACGCTGTGCTGCATAGCGTACGAATATTTTGTATTCCTCTTCTGTGCAACCAAGCGCTTCGATCAGCGCGATTTCATACGGTAGGAGCGGCGGATCGTAAAACTTGCCACCGGTTTCCAGTCCACTGCGCAGATCAAGTGGTTTATGAATAGGACGCCACTCTGCCATCGGACTCCAAATTCAGGCGGTTTAGCGCCAAATAGGATGATGTCCCCATCGTAGACGGGAGCGTCTATGGAATCACAATAGACGGCCAGTTCTTTCAAAATGCCGCGCACCGTCAAGGCATACCAACGGTCGGTTACAGGAGGCGTAGATTTGCCTAGTGCGTTCAAGGCGTCGATCACTAGGTGGATGCAGTCGTCGCCGCCGTACTCGTAGCGACGTCCAATTAAGTGCTCACACACTGACCTGTGCTGTAAATGGAATGTTGCCGACCTGCCAGCGATGCAAACGACGTCCTGGGATGTTTGCTTGCACCGCGTCAAGAACGGAATTAAGGCTGATCTGCAAGGTGGTTTCGTCCCAGCCGCCACTGGCGCAACTTCCCCAGTACTGATATAGCGTTCGTTGCACGGCGCCTGTTGCGGGTTCCCATAGAAGTGTCGTTACTTTGGCAACCCACAAATTTTCAAGAGCTTCCGTGACCCAAGCGCGTACCATTTCGTTGTTGGCAAATTGCAAGTTGGCATCCAAGTTGTCGCCCTGCAATGTTGCAACAGCGCCACCAAAGCCAAATGGCAAGTAAAGGTGTCCGTTAATCTGCTGGTTGATGGCGTAGTTTTGAAAGCGGTAACGAGCGGCTTGGCCGCTGGGACCGATTTCAAGTAGGTGGCCGTAGGCGTATTCCATCAGACTCCGACGCTCCTGCGGGCTGCGGCACTGGTTTTTAGGCTACGCAAAGCGCGGCGTTCGCCTTGAATTGCGCCTTGTTGAGCAGCTTGTGCCATGCCAGCTTGGAACTGGGCAGTCGTAACGTAGTCCACATTGTTGATGCGTTCCACGCTGTAGCGCACGTCGATTGGTTCCATGGTGGTGACACCGCCCTGACCTGCTCCGGATTCGGTACCAGTGCTGGTAATAACGCTGGAACCACGGGCGCCGGCGGCATAGCGGCCCATTGCAGAACGCATTTTGCTGGCGGGGATGACGTACTCCGGCTCGCCCCCTTCGCCAATCATGGCGCGAGTTGGACCAGTGACAAAACCACCTTCCGCGAAAAAGCTAGGGGCACCGGCGCCAAACATTGATGCGCCACCACCAACGCCGGCAGCGGGCATGGTTACAGGACCTTGCCCACTGAACAGTCCGGCTCCTTTACTACTGCCACCAAACAAACCTAATAGTTGCTTAAAGGCAAACATGACAACCATCTGAGCAATTATTTCCGTGGCCATGTTGATAAAAGCATCGCCAACGCTTTTAAAGAAATTTGCCAATGCTTGTTTGGTTGATTCCGTGCCGGTAATAATTGATTGAAATGCGGCTCCAAATGCGTCACCAATGCCTTGGGCGCCAGTCATTGCCATATTGACCGGATCAATCAATTCTTCAAAACGCTTTTTCAACTCTTCTGTTTTCTTGGTCGCATCATCTATCGGACCAAGATTAATGTCAGTTCTAAATGCACCAGCACCACCGCGCAGCATTTCGCCAACCGGCAACCCAGCAAGCTTGTAATAATCCTCTATTTGCTTTTTCAGTTCTTCGGATTGCAGCTTTAACGTGTCAAGTCTTTTGATTTCTTCGTTGAGTGTGGTTAAATTGACGCGCTGTTCTGCGTTTTTTAGTTCACCAATTTGTTTTGCGCGGTCTTCAAAATCAAATTGGATTTGCAGGCGTTTGCGTTCAATCTCAGAGCTTTCGTCTAGCAGCAGGACTTGACGGCTAAATTGCGTTCCAAGTTGATCGCCAATTTCAAGCGAGCGTTCAAGTTCTTTACGTAGGCGCTCAGCTTCGCGTTCGGCGTCTGATTTGCCTTTTTTGCCCTTGCCGCCACTTGCAGCCATAAGCCCTGGCAGGGTGGCAGCAGCGGATGGCGGAGTTGCGGTAGGTGGTTTAAGGATTCCTTGCTGATACCCATAGGTACGCATCAGGTCACGGAATCGCTCCTCGCGTATTTGCGTAAATTGATCAGCATTGATTCGACCGCCACCACGGAGTCTTGCTATCTGCTCGGCCTCCTGTCCTGCCTGCCTAAATAATCTGTCCCGCTGCTGATTGGATAGATTTGCACCAAGCTGCCGCTGCAACAAGATTGTCTCAAAAACATTATTGACTTGATTGGCAATATCAATCGCAAGCCCCAAAATGCTCTGCATTGCAGGCGCAAGGATCGAGCCAAGACGCGCAGCAAGGTTCTGTACGGCATCCTGCAACGTGCTTAAACGTCCAGCCAATGTGTCGCTTTGAGCGACAGCACCATCCGCGTACTTACCGCCAGCAGCAGTCAGTTTCTGAATTGCGTATTCAACTGCCTGTGCGCTAATCCTTCCTTTTTCAAGCGCGTCTTGAAATTCTTCGCCGCTTAGTTTGTATTCCTCTTTAAGGACTTGCTGCAACGCAACGCCGCGCTCTTGGAACTGCAGCAGCTCCTCGCCTTGCAGCCTACCTTTTGCTTGTACCTGTCCATAAGCGGTAACCAAACCTTGCAGCTCAGCGCCAGTAGCGCCGCTGACATCAGCAAGCCTGCGCGTTGTTTCAACGACCTTATTGGTCTCAACTCCAAACGCCTGCAAACGTTTAGCTGAATCAATCAGCTCCGTGCTGGTAAACGGTGTTGCCGCGCCAAGCTGCTGCAGATCTTTAATGATCTGCCCGGCCTTTTCTGCGCTACCCGTTAAAACCTGCAGGCTTCGCGTTTGGCTTTCAATTTCAGCAGTGCTGACAAAAACAAACTTGGCGGCTTGAATAAGAGAAAACGCAGCCGCAAGCTTTCCTATTGCGCCGCCAAGTCCGCCAATAGCACGCTCGGTAGTGGCAGCCTGCGACTGAACCTCGCGCAGCTTGCTAACCGCATTGCGGCTGTCGACGTTAATGGCAACGTTGGC